GTCGACCGCGAAGGGTTCCAGATTCTGGAAAACGGAAACACCCTATGAGCCTCTGGCGCTGGCTGATCGCATTCCTCACCTGGCTCTCGGCCGACCCGCAGGCCGTGGACCTCGAGCACCCGAAGGCGGCCGCGGCGGTCTCCGTCGCGCGGGCCTCCATGCTGCGCGACGCGCCGCCGCCCCCGGCCCCGGCACCGCAGGCGTGCGACTGCGGGAAGACATGCGTCCGCGGCGTGTGGAAGCCAGACGGCAGGGTGCAGCAGACGTGCAAGTGTGCCTGTCCGCGGTGTGTGGCCGAGCGGAGCAAGACCGCGCCGGCGGCATGCACGACGCCCGAGTGCTTCAAGGGATCGGCGCGCACTCCGTAAGGTGCGTGAAGTGTTTCGACAACCCAACTGCTCACAGGAGGGCATGATGCCCAGCCCCAAGATCGCCCGCCTCAAGGATGAGGCCGCCGTCCTCTCGAAGACCATCGTCGACCTCCGCGCCCTGGAGCCGAAGGACGATGCCGACGCAGTGTCGATCGCCGAGCGGCTGAAGGCTGCCGAGACCCGTGCTGCGGAGGTCGAAGCCGAGTGCGCCCGTGAGAACGAGCTGGACGCGCGGCTCGAAGGCCTGCGCAAGATCACGGCTCCGAGCGAGCCTCGCGGCGCGGTCCCCGGCCAAGATGATCGCCAGGAGGACCAGTTCGCTGCCCCGGACATCCGGGCCGGCGTCCGGTCGTTCCGCAACCAGAAGGTGGCGGCCGCGGCCGGCCAGTACCTTTGCCGCATGGCGGGCGTGAACACCCGGGCCATGGGCGAGACCGTCGACGGCTACGGTGACGACTACGTCGTGACCGAGCTGTACAACGCGATCGTCAACCGGCTGCAGTACCAGTCTGTGGCCATGCAGCTCGCGAGCGTCTTCCGGCCGCGTGGCCAGAAGATCACGCTGCCCAAGAGCGGAGACTTCACGGTCGGCTTCGCGGCCGAGAACGTGGCGTTCACCGATCAGGACATCTCGACCAGCGGTGCCGACCTGACCCTCTACGAGGGCGGCGGATCGGTGGCCGTGAGCAACTCGCTCCTGAGCGACTCGCCGATCGACGTGGCCGGCCTGATCGTCGACCGTGTCTCCTACGGTCTGGCCACCTGGTACGACGCCAAGTGGCTCGGCGGCAACACGGCGAACCCGGCGATCACCGGTCTGGCCGGTGCCGTCGTGGCGGGCAACACGATCACCGTCGCGGCGAATGCCTCGACGACGGTCGCCAATCTCGCCGATGTGGTCGGCAAGGTCGACGAGTCGATCATGGGCAACGGTGCCTGGGTCTGCTCGAAGGCCGGCTGGGTCGACCTCATGAAGATCTGGAGCGCCCAGCAGACCACGATGACGGTCGGCGGCGGCCGCGTGGTTCCGACGATCTTCGGGGCTCCGGTCTACCTCGCGAAGGGTCTGCCGGCGAACACGCTGGCCCTCTTCGGTGACTTCTCGATGTCGTCTGCGGTCGGCCTCGACCAGATGGGCATCCAGATCACCGTGGCGAAGGAACTCCTCGTCCGCAGCCGGCAGACGCTGTTCGTGGCGTCGACTCGGCTCGGCGTGGCGAACCACGCCCCCGGGTTCGTCGGCCGCCTGGCCAAGGCCTGATCTGACCGCCTGACGTTGTGACTGAGGCCCGGGGGCCGCATGGATGCAGCCCCCGGGCCGCCCCGTATCCGGAGCCGCCCATGCAGTCCCAAGCCGGCCACCGGCCGATCCGCCTCCTGCGGGCGTACCGCGGCCTCCACGCTGGGGCCGTGGTCGCGGCCACGCCGGGGCTCGCGGACAAGCTCGTGGCCGGCGGGTTGGCGGTGCACGCCACCGGCGCCGACCTGTCGGCCGAGCCCGTCCGCCAGGAGCGGGCCGTCGCGAGCCCTGCAGCCGAGACGAGAGGAGTCGCCCAGTGAGGCCTGACACGCTCCGCAAGATTCAGCTGCCGGTCGTCGAGCCCGTGAGCCTGACGGAGGCGAAGCAGCAGATCGGGATGCTCGCCGATGTGACGGAGTTCGACCGCTTTCTCGTGGACAAGATCTCGACCGCCCGGGCCCTGATCGAGGCGCGGCTCGGGATCACGATGGTCGCGACGAAGTACCGGGCCGTGTGGCGGTCCGCCCCGGCGGCCGTCCGCCTACCGGCCCCTCCCCTGCTCGTCTCCGAGGCCTACCCGATGTCGGCCACGCTCGACGGCGAGACGCTCGTGGCCGAGACCGACTACGCGGTCGACACCGACGCCGTCCCCGGCGAGTTCGCCCTGGCGGCCGGCGGCGGCGGGAAGCTCGTGATCGAGTACTGGGGGGGCGTGCCGCCCGAGACCCCGCCGTGCCCGATGCTGAAGTCGGCGATCCTGGCTTATGTGAACCACTGCTTCGAGAACCGGGGCGTCCTGGCGACCGATTCGGCCGCCGAGCTCCCCCAGGCCTTCGAGACGCTCCTGGCGGCGAGCTCGTGGAACGGGGGCTGGTGATGCCTCCCGCCGGCACGATGACCGAGGTTTTCGTCCTGGAGCGGCCCGTGGCCACGCGGAACTCCGCCGGCGAGAGCGTCACCACCTGGGAGTCGGTGGCCAAGCTGCTCGGCTCCTACGAGCAGACGTCGTTCTCCGAGCAGGCCCGCCGCGGGCAGATCGGCGGCAGCCTCCAGGCCACCGTGCGGATCCACTGGCGGGCCGATGTGACCTCGGCCATGCGGCTCCGCTGGGCGTCGCGCGGGGATAGGGTGCTCATGATCGCCAGCATTGTCGAGGGGGGCCGCCGCCGCGAGCTCGAACTGACCGTCGAGGAACAAGCCGCATGATCAGCCTGAACTGGGACGGCATGCAGGGCGAGATCAGGGCCCTCATGGCCCGATTCGGCGAACTGCCGCGGCACATCGCGAAGAAGCACATCAAGGCCGCTATGAATCGGTCGATGAAGGACGGCGTTCCCATCCTGAAAAGCCTGACGCCGAAGGGCGGCACGCGGACCCGGAGAAACGCGCTCAAGCGCGGGTCCGGTGGCCGCTTCGTCGCCGGCAGCGGCAAGAAGATGCGGGTCCGCGGCGGGGCTCTGCGGCGGGCCGTGACCACGAAATCGAAGTACATCGGCCGCAACCGCGACGGCGTCGTGTACGGCGTGGTGGGCTACAAGGCCGGCATGGAGTCGCGGAAGGCGATCTGGCTGGAGTTCGGCACGAGCCGCGGCATCTCGCCCCGCAACATCATGGAGCAGTTCCGGGCCCGCTACGGCGGCCCGGCCGCCTCGCGGATGGCCGCCGAGATGGCCACGGCCCTGGAGAAGGCCGCCGCCGAGCTGGCGAGCGGCATGAACCCCACGCGCAACTACGGGAGGTGACATGGGAGCCCCGCACAATTTCCTGCGGTCGGCGATCGAGGCCGCGGCCCCGGGCGTCACCGCCTGGCCGGTGGAGATGACCGGCGGCGGCGAGCCGCCCTACGTCACCTACACCCGCGAGGGCACCGCCCGCGAGCAGCTGCTCGACGACACGTTCGACGCCGAGCCAGACCCGGACGAACTACCGCCGGTCGCCCGCTACACCGTGGTGATCTACGCTGACAGCTACGTCCAGGCCTGGGAAATCGCTGGCCAGATCACGGCGGCCATCCATCGGTTCAAGGGTTCGGCTGCCGGCCAGACAATCGACCACTGCCTCGTCCTGGACGAACGGGACGGCGAGGCCGGCTTCCTCGACGGCCGCGAGCAGCCCACGTACACGGTCGAGCAGGCCGTGGAGATCCGATTCCAGGAGTGACCATGCCGCTCTCCGTAAAGCCCACCAACGGCCCGACGCTCCCGGCGGGCGTGAAGACCGTGTCGATCAAGGACATCGACCTCACGGCCAGCGTGGCGAAGGAGGACGTGACCGACCTCGACAGCACGGAGCGCGAGTACGCGGACCCGCCGCTGAAGGACGCCGGGGCGGGGAGCGCCACGAAGACGTGCTCGGCCAGCGGAAACCTCAAGGGTGCCGAGTTCGACCCGAGCCCGAACACTGTCACGACCGGCTGGGTCCTCGAGGACTGCGAGTTCGTGTACGAGGCGGGCAAGTACGCCACCTGGTCCGCCAACTGGTCCTACTACCCAACCTGATAGGAGCACGGAATGACCGCGCCAGTCACATCGCAGGGCGTCTCGTTTCCGGGCGTGAGCGGGGCCACGAAGGTCACGATCAAGAAGTCGCGGTCCAAGCCCGGCGACAACAAGCTCGACGCCAGCACGCTCGCCATCGCCCACGGTGGGAATCGCGTCTACGAGGACGGCCTGCCGGACAACGGCCCCAACGGGGCGACGAACGACGGCCTGACCGTGACGGCCACGGTCGAGTTCAACGGCGCCACGGCCCCGGCGAAGGGGTCCGTGGTGACGCGCGGTGGCGTCGACGTGAAGTGCATCGACGTCGAGGTCACGAACGAAGCCGGGGCCCTCGTCAAGGGTGTCGCCAACTACACGAGCGACTACGTCTAGTGCAGGCTCTGGCCAGGAGCCATCATGCCGACGAACAACCCGCCGCCGTCGTCGCAGGGGTCCATCGTGACGTTCGCTGGTGTCCAACTGGGACGCCTGACGGACTTCCAGGCGATCGCCGGAACCGCGCGCTTCGAGGAAGTGACGAACGTCCTGTCTCGCGTCGTCGGCACCGGCGATGCCGCCCGGGTCGTCTCTCAATACGAGTGCCTCGGTATTGATCCAGGTGGGGCAAACATCACCATGAGGGACGTTCCGCCGTACATCCTCGACGACATCGGGGCGCGTGGCACTCTGACCGTCTCCATGTCCGGCGGAACGCTGGTGGCCGATGCCTTCCTCGAAACCTTCGACGTGGCCGGCAGCGTAGGGGAGTTCCTTCGCGGCACGGCGCGTTTCCGCTTCTCTGGAACCTGACATGTCAAAGCCCGACGAAGACCTCCTGAACTGGTCGCCCGAGACCGTCGCCGAGACGATCCCCGGCACTTCGCAACAGGTGCACTTCCGCTACCCGGTGTTCGAGGTGTGGCACGCCCTGGTCACGGAGCACGCCGAGCATGTCGGCCGCCTGCCGCCGGCGTCTCTGATCGCGAAGACGCTGATCGCGTGCGTGACCGACGAGGACGGGAAGCCGCTGTTCACCGAGAAGACGGTCGGCCGGATCATGGCCGCCAATCCGAGCCGCGTGACGTGGCTGTATCGGCGGATCCTGAAGACGGTCCTGAAGAACGACAACGAGCAGGTGCAGGAGGTGGAAAAAAACTCCGCAGCCGGGCAGGACTGAACGAACGGTTCCTGTACCGGCTGGCGGCCCATCACCGAATCGCCAACGCCGAGCGGCTGAAGGCGTCCATCCCGATCTCGGCCCTGCGCCGGTGGATGGCGTTCTACCGCGTCGAGCCGTTCGGTGATGAGTGGGGCCGGGCGGCCCTGCAGACGCTGCTGATCCTGAAGGCCCTGGGGGCGCAGGTGGACCCGAGATTCCGCGAGATGTTCCTGCCCTCATACGACCCGGACCGCGAGATGACCGAAGACGAGATTCAGGCCGAGATGATGAAGTGCACGGGCGGCCGATTCGTTCCTGCCACTGACCTGGAGTAGCCCATGGCCGCGATCGGCAAGGTATCCGCCGTTTTCAGCGCCTCGACCTCCGGGCTCACCTCCGGCGTCAAGTCGGCGTCGTCCGCCCTCAAAGGCCTGCAGAGCGACGTCTCCAGCCTGCGGGGCGGGATGACTGCCCTGGTGGCGATCAACGGGGCCCAGCTGTTCGGATCGCTCGTGAGCTCGGCCACCCAGGGGATCAGCAGCCTGATCAGCATGGGGCAGGCCCAGGCCGAGGTGATCGACAGCACGAGCAAGCTGGCGGCCCGGCTCGGGATGACCTATGGCGAGCTCTCCGGCATCGCCCTGGCCGGCGAGCTGGCTGGGGTGTCGCTGGAAACCATCGGCGCGGCGGCCACGAAGGCGGACGTGGCATTCGTGAAGGCCCAGCAGGGCTCGGCCGTGGCCCAGGCGGCGTTCGCAAACCTCGGCATCACGGTCGAGCAGCTCGCCGGCCTGAATGCCGCCGACCGGTTCGATCTGATCGCCGGCTCGATCGCCGGGATCCCGGGCGAGGCCGAGCGGGCCGCCGCCGCGGTGGCGATCTTCGGCCGCTCAGGCGCCCAGCTGCTGCCGCTGTTCGCCGGCGGGGCCGAAGGGATCGCCGCGGCCCGGGAGGAGGCCGAGCGGTTCGGGCTCGCCCTCACGACCGCCCAGGGGCAGGACGTGGAGGAAATGAACGACGCGTTCACGCGGGCCCAGAAGGCCATCGAGGGCGTCGTCCAGCAGGTGGTGGCCTACCTGTCGCCCGCGATCGCCACGGTGACGACCGCGTTCTCCGATCTGATCGCCAACGTCGGCGGGGCCAACATCGGCCAGGCGATCGGGGACGGCATCCTTCAGGGGGCTCGGTTCCTGGCAGAGATCGGCGACTTCGTGATCCAGAACTTCGGCTCGACGTTCACCTACCTGTCGCAAGTCGGCCAGCAGTGGGGCTCCGTCGCGGACTTCTTCGGCCGCACGGCCAACTTCCTCTCGGGCGTCTTCAACGCCGCCCAGGCGGGCCTCGGGCTGATCGTGCTCGGTTTCACCGGCGCCTTCGAGGGGCTGGCCACGATCGCCCAGAAGATCGGGCAGTTCCTCGGGTTCGACACCTCGTCGCTCGACGCCGTTGTCGAGGGTGCGAAGGCCTTCAATCAAACGCTCTCCGACGGGATCACCGAAAACGTGACCGCGGCCCAGCAGGGCTTCTCGGCGGCCTTCGCGACCGACGCCGCCCCGGTCGGCCAAGCCATCGCCGGTCCGCTCACGACGGCCCTCGACGCCGCGATCGCCAGGGCCGACGCGTCCGCCAACCAGATCGAGGAAGTGAAGCCGGCCCCCATCGACGTCACCCAGACGGTCGAGTTCGCGGGCATCGACCAGGCGATCAAGGGCATCGACTCGCGGTCGTCCGAGGGGATCGCCGAGATGTTCCGCCTCATGCGTGGCGGTGGCGGCGACGTGCAGCAGCAGCAGCTCTCCGTGCTCGAGGAGATCGCCGCGAACACCTCCGGCGGCGACGACAGCTACCCGTTTGCTCTGGAGTGACC